CATCACGATTCCGGCAACGGAAGCTTGGGATGAGAGAATCGAAAGGTTCGTTTACACCAAAGAAACAACGCTGATGCTACAGCACTCTCTGGTCTCCCTTTCAAAATGGGAGGCTCGCTTCAAGAAGGCTTTCTTGTCTACGGAGAAGAAGTCGGTCGAGGAAACCTACGGGTATATCCAGGCCATGAGCGAGTCTCCCGTGGAAGAGGCTGTCCTCGCCGTCATGACGCAGGAGAATCTCGAAGCAATCAACGCCTACATCGAAGACCCGATGACGGCGACCACCGTCCGTGAGATGGGAAATCAGCGTCGTTCTCGAGAGATCGTGACGAATGAGATCATCTATCACTGGATGTGGGCCCTCCAAATTCCCATGGAGGCGCAGTATTGGCATCTGAATCGCTTGTTCACCACCATCCGTGTTGTGAACGAGAAGAACCAGAAGCCCAAGAAGATGGGTCGGGCCGAACAGCTCGCCCAGCAGCGCAGACTCAATGCCGAGCGTCTCGAAAAGCTCGGCACTGCTGGATGACATAGGAAGGAGAATCAGACATGGCAGGACTCGTATGGGGCAATGTCGGCGAGCGTTACTACGAAACCGGCGTTGACCGTGGGGTTCTCTTCCCCAAGACGGGTGACGGTGTCGCCTGGAATGGTCTGGTCTCGGTCTCTGAGTCGCCCAGTGGCGGCGAGCCTCGGCCATATTACCTCGACGGTTTCAAGTATCTGAACCTTGCGACCGCTGAGGAATTCGCTGCTACCATCGATGCGTTCTCTGCTCCGGCGGAGTTCGACCGGTGTGACGGCACGGCCTCGATTCACAACGGGCTGTTCATCACGCAGCAGCCCCGCGAAAGCTTTGGTCTGTCTTACCGAACTCTCATCGGAAACGATGTGTCGGGAGCGGACTTCGGCTACAAGATCCACTTGGTGTACAACGCATTGGCCTCGCCGTCGTCGCGTTCGAACGCCACTCTGAACGATTCGCCCACCCCGATCATGTTCAGCTGGGGTATCTCGACCGCTCCCCCGCCCATCGTGGGGTTCAAGCCGAGTGCCCACTTCGTGATCGACTCACGCAAGACCCCGCGGTCTGTTCTCGGCCTAATCGAGAGCGTGATCTACGGGAACTCCTCCGCAAACTCTCGTCTTCCCGAGGTTTCGGAACTGATGGAACTGTTCGAACAGTTCTTGATGCTTAAGGCAATGCTCGTTCAAACCGGCGTCTACTCGATCTATGAGGTCGATCAGGTCGCTGACTCGGCCGCCATTGCAAGTCCGACTCCGCCAGAAGTTTCCGCGGGAGGTCTACCAATTCTGTGGTTCGACACTTCGGTGCCGGGATACTCCACGCTCAAACTCGTAACAGGAGACTGATATGGCCGAACAACTGCTCTTGCTCTCCGCTCGAGCTCGGGCGATCGAGCCCGTTCTCACCGACATGGCGGTGGCGGAACTCTCACTCAATCTCGACGGTCGTCTTCGAACCGCGGGAAAGCCCGCTCTCTTCCCAAATGGGGTCGGGATCCTTACAACAGCTGGTTCCACTGCCACGAACCTCGTCGCAGTGGACGTTACCGACTGCTCCAATGTGGTCTTGGGAGTCAAGAACACCGGATCGGCCGCGATGGCCGCTGGGGTTTTCATCTTTGAGGCTTCTCTCAACTCGACAGATGGTGTTGATGGCGACTGGGTGACCGTTCAGGCCGTTCGATCCGATTCAAACACCATTGAAACCGGTCGAGCAGCTTCTTCCCTGGCCGCGGGCGCCAATCAGGCCTACACCTGGGAGGCGTCGGTCAATGCGTATCGATGGTTCCGTGTTCGATGCACCACATCGGTCACGGCGTCGTCTGCCGCTACATGGACCATCGGTCGTGGATCCTATGCCACCGAGCCGATCCCGGCAATCCAGTCGCACGGTGTCTCCGGAAACGTCGCAATCACCACTCAGTCCGGTTCGGCCATCTCGGTCGTGTCGACAGCCAGCACAAACGCCTCGAGTCAGAAGGCGTCTGCTGGAAACCTGTTCGAGCTCACCGCATCCAACCCGACAGCTACTGCCGCGGTTGTGAAGCTATACAACAAGGCATCAGCACCCACCGTGGGTACCGATGTTCCCGTGATGACCATTCCTCTGGCTGCTGGCGAGACCAAGCAGTTCGAGTTCGGTCAGATCGGAAAGCGATTCACCACCGGTATCGCCATGGCGATCACCGCTCTTGCTGCGGCCACCGACACAGGTGCTGCGGTCGCTGGCGTGCAGGTTCACGGCAGCTACATCTAACATCTCGCCGGAAGGAGCTTCTCCCAATGACTCGTATCGTTTGGGATGCGATCGGCAGCCGACACTTTCATGTTGGTGTGGACCGGGGGGTCCTCTACCTTCAAAATGGGAGTGGAGTGCCCTGGAATGGGCTGGTTGCGGTCAATGAGGCTCCTTCCGGCGCCGATGTTGTCGACGGTTTCTACGACGGTCAGAAGTTCTTCTCTAGGAGGAACCCTGAGGCGTTCGAGGCAACTATCGAAGCTTATACTTACCCCTCGGAGTTCGATGAGATCCAAGGTCTCGTCCGATACACTTCGGGTCAGACTCGTCAGACATTCGGTTTCAGCTATCGCACCCTTCTCGGGAACGATGTCGACGGTCTAGATCACGGATACTTGATCCATCTGGTTTACAACGCTCGAGTTGCGCCTGTCTCTCGATCGCACAGGTCGCTGTCGATCGATGTGGACAACACCATGTTCTCTTGGGCGATCACCACCACTCCCGTCCTGATTGCGGATCGAGTTGGTTCTCATTTGATCATTGATTCTCGTGTCGCTAGACCCGAGCTGATTGAGATCCTCGAGAAACAACTGTATGGCTCCAGCGATAACGACCCGACTTTCCCCTCGGCAGATGAAATCATCGAGATGTTCGAAGCGACATCGATTCTTCGAATCACGGACAATGAAGATGGCACCTGGACAGCAGAAGGTCCGGATGGAGTAGTTACAGTGACCACTTCGTCTTGGTACGAGAAGCGTCGCAACCTCTTCAAGGATCCTTTGGCTAGAACGTCTAGCTCGGTGATGTGGAGTTCTACAGCCAATCTTGTATCGAACTACGATGACAGTTGGGGGATCAGCTGGACGAGATTCACTCGAGGTGCAGCAGGTAACGTTCGCCTGGCTGACATGAAGGTCGGAACGGACATCGCTGCTAATAGTGACTACCGATTCAAGATGATTCTTAAGTCGTCATACGATCGAACGGTCACTTTGGTGTATCGACCGGATGTGGCGGCTTCGGGAGTTAGCATCGGTGCGGGGACGGTGTTTCTGCCCGCAAATGTTGCTGTCCCGGTGGATTTCGCTCTCAACACGGGAGTTGGCACCCCCACGGTTCGTGCGGGAATCACGATCATCCACAATGGGTCTGTCGTTGGCGACACGCTGGACGTCACGGAAGTGAGTGTCGAGAACTTGTATACGGCACTGTTTCAAAAGATTGTTCACGGAGATGCTGGCGGTAGAAACTACAGTAGATACCGTTGGCTGGCTACGCCTAACGCTTCGGCCTCGGTCTACGAGGAACGAGACGAATTCTTCGAGATTACATCGCCTTCGGCTGTGTATATCGATGTTGACACCTATCGAGTAAGTTCGCTTTGAAAGGAGAACCATGGCTACCGTTGACGGAATGTCTGCCGCAAAAATGCAGGAAATCGCAGATGCGTCTGTTGTAGAGGGCCATGTTGACGGCGACACGCTCATTCTCACTGCTCGAGACGGCACCCAGATCAACGCTGGATATGTGAGGGGACCTCAAGGCGATCCGGCCCTTCCGACGAACTTGGGAGAGCCGCTCGGTGGATTGGCTACCCCTCACTATGTTCGGGTTGGCGTCGTAGATGGCGTAAACGACTTGAACGGTGCACAGCTCGTATTCGACTTCAATGGCGGATCAAACTTCGGGGAACCGAATGTGTACTCGGCCAAGGTCCATGTCGGTCAGCGAGGTCCAGACAATATCAAGGTGGAGATTTTCGAAAAGGGGAATCTGATCACCAAGATGGACTGGTACACCCGGAAACTCAGCACGTATGTGTTTGAGATCTGGGTTAAATTGCCGGCATATTCTGGACCTACTCAGCTGCAACCATTGGTCGAATGGAATGGCGATGTCACTTATGACAGTCAGCCCACGGCTCCAGGAAGTCTGCTTCAGACTAATGTTGAGGTTTTTCAGGCCCACAACGATCGTATCGTAAAGGCCCTCCTGGATCCGATGTACCGTGGTCCTGGTCCCGCACGAGTCCATTTCCTACCTGGTGGCGCCCTCACAACAGAGGCTTATCAGTGGGAAGGTAAGCCTATCGCCTATTGGGGCAACCGCGTTGTCAACATGAAACGCAAGGGTAGCACCTGGGTTATTGTCGGCGAGACCGGCGAAGAGGGATACGGCGGCAAGGTTGACATGGCACCTAACCTGTTGGCCGGTTGGATTCCTTACAGCTGGAGGAATGCGGAAGTTCCGGAAAGATGGGGATGGCCTAGAATTCAGAGGCTGCATTCTGGAATCGTGGTGATGTCTGGCCTAATTGGTTATGGAACATCCACTGCGGGAACAATCATCGCAATGCTTCCACCTGTATATCGTCCTGATACGGACATCATCCTTCCCATCAACAATGGCGACACCGCCAAGACTATCTGCATTCGCGCTAACGGAGAGATTCGCGTTGAGGGCGGTAACTGGGTGGCTAACACCTATATCTCGCTCGATGGTTTGGCCTGGCCGGCCGCTGGAGTTGCCAGTTGGACAGATGTTGCCAGTGCCGGTTCTGGATCGGCATTCGTCAATGGCTGGATTGCCCACGATCCTGCTACTTGGGGGCCTCCGAGGTATTGGAGAGACCCGTATGGGTTTGTCTGGTTCCAGGGGATCATCAAGAACGGAAGCATGGCGGGTGACGACTACACCATGATTTCCCTTCCGACCACTCATCAGCAGTATCTTAAGTCCCACGTCAAAGCGGCAAACAACGCTGTTTTTGGATTCATCAGTGCTATTCCAGGAGCCGGCAACGGTCTTCATTGGAAGAGTGGATCTCAAGGTGGTAACGCCTGGTTGTCGATCTCCAGCGTTATCAACGTCACTTCTGACGCGGTGGCCGGAAACAACTGGATGTATCCATTCATGCTGAGTGGTTGGCAGCGATACAGCACCCAGTTCCCTCCTCCGGCACTTCTTCGGAGGGCCGATGGATTGGGTATGGCTATGGGGCTCATGAACGCGGGGACCAACCCTCCGGTAAAGCTGACCTCAGTTCCGGCCAATCTTTTGCCCGAAGCAGGCGCCATTCTGTACGGAGTCAGCAACGACGCATTCAATCGTCAGGATATCGTCGGTCTTCGAGTGATCGAGGATGCTACATCTCCTGGTCGATTCACTATGAACTCCGGCGCCAACTCGTGGAACTCTTGGGATAGCCACGTTTGGATGGTCGGAGACTAGAAAGGTAAAAACATGGCAGACATCGATCTCAGTCAATTGTCTCTTCAGGAACTCCGGGACCTGATCGAGGCAGCATCCAAAAGATACCTGGTGGTAGAAGCGGGTGCTCGAGCCGAAGAGGTAGAGCGAAAGCTCCGTCTCGCAGGCGCAATCACTCGGCTTCAGAATCTTCTGGGTCCGGAAGAGTCAACGGCAAACCAGTCCACCATCCGTGGTGTCCTGGCCTTCGGTAATACCGTCATCGCACAGAACCCTGGCACTGCTGTGGTTCTCATCATGAAGGGTCTAGAAGAGATCACTGAAACAGTACTCGACCTCGCTACGGCGTTGGCGAACACCTGATTCATTCAAAATAGGAGTCGTTGTGCGGATCACGTTCGAATCAAAAGGCGAGTTCAAGAACACCGATCGATTCTTGAAGAAGATGTCGAAATTCGATTTTGGACTCACTCTCAAGGGCGTGGCACAAAAGGGGGTAGCCGCACTAGTTGCCGCTACCCCCATCGACTCCGGCCTCGCGGCAAATTCGTGGGGATACGAGCTCACTCGTTCAAAGACTTCCTTCTCCATCATCTGGACAAACTCGGATGTGGAGAACGGCTTTCCGGTTGCTATCGGAATTCAGTACGGTCATGGAACCGGAACTGGCGGTTACGTCAAGGGACGTGACTACATCAATCCCGCTATGCGGCCCATATTTGAGCAGATCCTAGCAGATCTTTGGACGGAGGTGACCACTGCATGAGCAGCAAGATTGACGAGCGCGTCGTCCAAATGAAGTTCAACAGCGGAGACTTCGCACGGGGTGTCGCTGAGACTAGCTCAGCCCTTGATAAGCTTAAGGGTGCACTTAATCTGACAGGTCTGGGTAATAATTTCCAACTCCCTCAGCTCGACGATGTCTCTGCGAAAATCTCCGGTGCTTCTGGCGCTTTTCAGTCATTGCAGACAGTCGCTATTGGTGCCCTTCTGGCCATTGGTTCACAACTTGTCACCGTTGGTCAGCAGATCGTCACCAACATGACGAATAATTTGGTTTCTGGAGCTAAAGAGGGCTTCCAGGAATACGAAACTCAGGTCAACGCTATTGCCACGATTCTTGGTAACACCAAGAACAAGGGCGAGGGTATCGAGTCGATTAACGCGGCTCTTGGTGAACTCAATGAGTATTCCGATAAGACCATCTACAACTTCACCAGCATGGTCGACGGCATTAAGACGCTTACCAACCAGGGTGCTGGACTTAAAGAGTCTGTCGCTGTGGTTAAGGGTTTTGCTAATGCCGCGGCTCTGGCGGGTGTCGGTGCCCAAGAGATGGCTAGTGGTCTGGAGTTTGGCCTTAACCAGGCCATCACCAAGGGTTATCTTGGCGTTCAGGACTTCGTATCGATTCAGAACGTTGTCGGTGAGCAGTTCAAGGAATCTCTGATGGAGACCGCTCGACTTCACGGCGTTGAGGTTGACGACATCATCGCCAAGAATGGCTCTTTTCGAGACTCCCTTAAAGAGGGATGGGTCACGACCGAAGTCATGATGGAGACGCTTTCCAAGTTCACCGGAGAACTTTCCGACGAACAGTTGAAGGCGATGGGTTATACCGACGATCAGATTGTCAAGATCCAGGAGATGGCCGCCGCCGCGGTTGCTGCCGCTGGTACTGTTCGTACTTGGACCCAGCTTTTGGGGACCATTTCTGAATCCGTTGGGTCCGGATGGGCCACTACGTGGCGACTGGTTCTCGGAGATTCCGAAAGCGCCGCTAAGGTCTTCACGAAGATCAGTGATGAGATTTCTGGAATGGTTGGGGCTTCGGCCGATGCTCGAAACGCTCAGTTCGAACTCTGGAACGAGTTGGGTGGTCGAGACGCACTTGTTGATGCGCTTAGCAATGCCTTTTCGGCATTCCACAGCATCATGGGTCCGATCGGCGAAGCTTGGAAGGAAGTCTTCCCACCTTCTCTCGGTAAGACACTGACCGCTATCTCTTTCGCTATTCGAGACTTCACTGCTGGGCTGATCCTTTCGGAGAACGCTCAGAAGAACCTCAAAATGGTAGCAACTGCTTTGTTCACTGTGCTGAAGTTCGGCATTGACATCATCAAGGGTGTCTTCAGTGTGCTTGGCTTCCTCGTCGGACTGGCGTTTGACCTGGGTGGTGCGATCTTCGGATTGATCACCCCGATCCTGACGTTCATCCGCAGTCTTATCCCTGTACAGGAAGGTGCCGACAACGCAACCAGCTCTGTTCAGGACTTCTTCGACATGATCGTCGGTGCAGGGAAGTTCCTCACCGGATGGATCATCACTGGACTCAAGGCGCTGGGCGACGGCCTCAACAACCTGCTCAACAACGGCGTCGCAGTTCAGAAGCTGCAGGATTTCAAGTCGAATCTCGAGGGTCTCGCTAAGACCGTTGCGATGTTCTGGAATGTTCTGACCAAGGGCGACTTCACGGGGAATCCGTTCTTCGCAGAAGACTCCAAGGTTGTCGACGTTCTGTTCAAGATCCGCGAAGGAATCGTTGCGGTTGTCGAGTGGTTCCAGAAGCTTGGCGACAGTGTTGCCGATGCTGGTGGTCGGGCTACCAACTTCTGGGGCTCGATCAAGAACGTCGTTGCCACTGTCTGGGGCTACATCGAGCCCATCGCCAAGGCCGTCGGAGACTTCTTCGGCGACATCATGTCGGGTCTGGATCTTGAGACAGTCATGGCTGGCGTTAACGCGGGGGTCCTTGTGGCACTCGGCGTCGGCGTTGGTAAGCTGGTCAAGTCCTTCATGAAAGCTTTCGCTGCTGTCGGAGACATCAAGAAGTCTTTCATCGGAGTTCTTGACGAACTCGGTGGAGCTCTTGGTCGATTCGGTCAGGAGACGAAGGCTGACAAGCTGATCAAGATCGCTGGTGCGCTTATCATCCTCGCGGGTGCTCTGTGGATCATGTCTCAGATTGACCCTAACCGACTAATCCCCGCAGTGGCTGGAATGGCTACGGCGTTCGGTATCATGCTCGGTGGTCTGGCAATCCTGGACAAGATCGATGCTGAGCCGTCCATCAAGGCTTCCGTTGCTCTGTCGCTGATCGCTATCGCGATCAACATCATGGCCTCGGCGGTGGCGAAGATGGGTGCTCTGGATCCTCAGCAGTTGACTTCGGGACTTATCGGTATCGCTGCGTCGATGATGATTCTTATCATCGCTGCGGAGAGACTGGATGGTCTCGATAACGGTATCGTCCGTTCCGCTGCTGGTCTGGTGATCATGGCTTCGGCCTTGGCCATCATGGCAGGTGTCATCGCAATCTTCGGTGTCATGCCGATGGCGATGCTCATCCAGGGGTTCATCGCTATCACGGCGACCCTTGCGCTTCTCGTAGGCGCAGCGGTTATCCTGTCGAAGTTCGCTCCTCAGATGGTCATGTCGGCAGTTGGCCTGATGGCCATGGCCGCAGCACTGAACATGATGGTCCTTCCGATCACCACGTTGGGGATGCTTCCCTTCCCGATCCTTCTGCAGGGAATGCTCGCACTGGGCATTATCCTGTTCGGATTGGTTCTTGCGGCACAGTCCCTGAGTGCAATCGCTCCGCAGATGGCTCTGGCTGCTGTGGGAATGATGGCAATGGCGTTCGCATTGAACATGCTGGTGGCTCCGATCACCTTGCTGGGAATGCTTCCGCTCGCTACCTTGATCATCGGTATCGCTGCTCTGGCGGTGGTGTTGGCGATTCTGGTTATTGCCACCAATGCGATGACTACGGCGATGCCTGGTGCAGTTGCGATGATCGCTGTCGCAGCCGCACTTCTGATTCTGTCTGTGGCCATCGCGGTCATGGCGGGTATCGGACTCGAGGGTATCGTCATCGCGATTCTCGGTCTTGTGGCCGCGCTTCTGGTGATGGCATTGGCGTCGGCCTTGCTGGCACCCATCGCACCTGCCATGTATGCTGTGGCTGGAGCAATGGCGATCTTCGCGTTGGGCATGCTGGCCCTGTCGGTGGCTCTACTCATCGGTGTGGCAGCCATCGCGCTGCTGGGTCCAGCATTGCTCATGGCTCTTGGTGGAATCATGGCCTTCGGGGCTGCTGCTGAGCCGATGCTTGCGTTGGCTGGGCCGATGGCCATCTTCGGAGCAGCCATGATTGCATTCGGTGCTGGAGCTCTGATCGCAGGTGTCGGAATCATCGTGCTTGGTGTGGGCTTGCTCGTACTCGGTGCTGGTCTGGCGCTTGTTGCTGCGGTTGGTATCTTGGGTGCGGTGGCCCTCGGAAAGGTGATCGAGAAGATCACTGGACTGATGTTTCACATTCCAGGAATGCTGGCAATGGGCGGTGCGTTCCTCGTGCTTGGTGCGGGTGTGTTGGTTCTCGGTGCGGGCTTGCTCGTTCTGGGTGCTGGCGCTATCCTCGCCGGTGTGGCTCTGATGATGCTGGTACCGCTCGGTGCCTTGGTCGCTCTGTCGATCAACCTCATCATCAAGGCGATCGAGAAGCTCGTTCCGGTGGCCGATCAGGTTGGAATCATCGGCGACGCCATGAAGAAGCTGGGCAATGCGACGGAGAAGCTCGCCGACAACGGAAGGTCCGCCGCAAGTGGACTGACCGCGATGGGTACCTCCTTCACAACGCTGGGCTCTGGCGCCATGATGGCCAGTGTCTCGATCCAGATGCTTGCTGCAGTGGTTCCGACGGCAATCGCCGGAATGATCGCAGCAATTCAGCGTGGACCGGCTGCCTTCCAGGCATTCACCACGGCAGTGATCATGAGCATGACGATGATGAACGCGGGTCTCACGGCCGGTTCTGCTCAGGCTCAGGTTACTGCTCAGCGTCTCGGCTCGATGGTTGGCGCTCTGATGGTCGTCGGAATCGCTGCGAGCTACGGCTCGGTCTACAGCGCCTCGGTGACTCTCGGTAACCAGATGACGGCCGGCATGAATGCGGGTCTTCAAAATGGGAGCTATTCGGTTACGCAGATGGCATCTCGTGTAGCGCAGAACGCGCTCAACGCAGCTAAGCGTACTCTTGGGGTGGCCTCGCCATCAAAGGAGTTCGCATGGTTGGGTGAGATGTCAGACAAGGGTCTTGCAAACGGTCTTATCAACAACGCTGGTATGATCGATCGGGCTGGTACTGAGGTCGGCAACACTGCCCTCAATGCCGTCCGCGAGTCCCTCTCTGATCTGAAGAATGCTGTGGCCA